CTTTTCTATGCCTGGTAAAAACATTCCTTCACTTTTACTACGTTTCATAACATAATCTCTTAACATTTCCTGGTATGCAATTGTTTCTATGTTTATTCTTCGTATCGGTTTGTATCGTTTTGTGATTTCAAATATCTTGTCAGCACAGTCCATTGGTAAAACTCGTTCCCTCCAATATTCAATAACATAGTAATCATAGCTATCAGTAACGCCAATAACCATAATAACACTATAGTCGTTCCTAACACCAACTGTTGAGGCAGGGTCAACACCAATGTATATATTAACGTACTCTTTTCTCCCGTCATCCATCTTAATATACCAAGAATCATACTCTTGGTCGTATCTAGCATAACCTTTATACTGTGCATTATTTATATCTTCCTCGCTAAATATTTGGTCTTCAGGCGATTTTGCCTGATTCATATACTCTTGGTAAAACTTTGCAGGTGTGCCTGAGTCTATATAAAACTGTTTACGTTCTTCTAATTTTTTAATAGGCCACCTAGAAGGCCATATAGGACTACCATCCTCTATAGCTTTTCTAGTAAACACTTCCCATGCAAACTCTTCACCTGTTTTTTGACACTCTTGATGTTTAGTAACAAGCCCATTTAAAAAACTATCATAATGAACAATAGTTCCATTACACCATAAAAATCCTTTTTTATCAAAATCAATAGCTGGATATACCGCAGCTGTAACCCACTCTTTAATTTGACGTCTAGAGTCAGGAGTTTTAGTATTTAACTCTGATTCAAAGTCATCTAATACAATTCCAGTATATCTTGTAGAGTTTTGTTTTTTACCACGTAATCTTTGCGAAGCACCCTTACCAATCATTCTACAACCATTTTTAAGTGTAAACTCTGTTTTGGTCCACTTATCGCCTTCAAGGTCTCCAAAGTAATAATGTATAGCTGGATTACTATATATATGGTTTTGAATCCAAGATATATTATCTACAGCCTGGTCCTGTGCTTCACCTACCCATGCTATAAACTGTGGCTCATCTTTACTTGCAAATAAAAATTTATGCATAATAGCAGTAGCGGCCATAGTAGATTTTGCATGGTCTCTAGGTAATACTAGTGCTAACTGTTGTTTTTGTGGATTTAAAAATAATTCACCAACTTCTCTATGGAAATGTGGTGTTGCTGATGCTAAAAAGTCTTGCGGGCTAAAAAGTTTTCCAAATGTAATTAAATCATTGTAAGCTAAATGAAGAGCTTCTTCATTTTTACTTACATTACCGTTAAGATTTAAATTAGCCATTAAGGTTGATAAGGATTATTTCTTGCTGCTGCTAATAAAAATGCAGCTAAATTTTTGTCCATCCCTTTGTATTCTGGCCTTTCATTCATTGATTTAATAGCTCTAGCACGAAGACCAGCATCTAAACTACCAAATTGCTCGTCATCAAGAAACCTATCACCAAGAACAGAAATCATCTTTACTGTACTATCTGGGTTTAAAACTCTAAATAATCTTTCTAAGTCTCTACCCATAGATATAGTTGCAACTTCTGCTATTTTAGCTTTAGGGTCTGCATTTTCTATTAATTTATCTATTTCTGAATGTGCGCCTTTTAGTTCACTAGGAGATACACCGTATGCACCATAGTTATATATAGCTTCTAAAAGATTACGTTCACGATAAGGTTGAGACTTAAACTTTTCGTAATTATATCCTGCCTGTTTTTGTTTCATATTAAAAATCTTTCATAAGTTCAAAATGAGGAAAATCATCAAAATTGTTATCATCTACCTCAAAGTTTTTATTCCAATCGCCTCCCCAGCGAATATTTATTTCCATAGACTGAGCAACGCCCAAGACAAATCCAGCAAATAAGTGGAAACGCTCCCTATCATTCCAATCAATAGGGTAAGGGACCACATCGACAGCCCTGCTAGGATTAGAATTATGACGACCATCTGGGTATCTGACCTTAGTCTTCCCTTCTTCATATAACTTGTTCTGCCTTTCTTTACTTCTGTGTCCTTCAATAACTGAACAATCAACGTGTTTGATAACTTCGTTAAATAAATCTTGTAAATCTTCATCGCATGTTGCCAGGTTCTTTCTTGACCTGCTCCCAAATTTTGGCATTATTTCTCCTTACCACATTCACATATAAAGTTTTTAGACATCTTCAGCATAGTCTCTAATAATTCAACTCTACCTTCAAGCTCTCTTGTTTTTTTATCTAATTCATTGTCATCAAAAACGTAAGACATTATTTTATCTAATCTAAAATGTTTTGTCAATTTGCTAGCAACAGCATTTATAACCATTTTAGTTAAAACCAATTACTTGCCAACCTTTTTCATAGCCATTTTATGAGACTGGCTAAAAGTTGCTCCTTTTTTCATAGCATCAACCATAGACTTTAAATGATTACCTGTATGATGAACAGAATGTCTTTCCATAGCATTTTTTTGTTTTAAATTTAATCCTGAGACATCAACGCCTTTTATTTTCATTCTAGCTCCATTAATATTTCTTCTAGTCTATCAAACCTGTTATCTAGTTGCGTTTCTATTTTTGCAACGCTTACTTTTAAATTAACAATGCTATCTACATTGTTTTGTACTTTTTTAACAACATGTTGTTGTTCTTGCTCTAAATTACTTATTTTATTAAAATTTGTTCCATAAGATATTGCTGCACCAATTATAACTACGCCCATAGTAATTAAAGAACCTATATCAATTTTTTTAACTATCACTACATACCTCTCATTTTACTTCTAACTGCTTTACCATATTTAGCTTTTACTTTACCAGAACGAGTTGCTTTACGTTTTTTTCTATTTTCACTAGCTTTTTGTGAAGCAGTCAAACCTTGTCTAACAGATTTAGGTAAATACCTACCTCTATCTTTTTTAGGTTTACGTCTATCAGAAGCATTAATGTAGTCCCACTCTTGGTCTGTCCAATTTTTTAAAGACTTTTGTGATTTCTTTAAAGCCATTATGCTTTCATATTTTTCATACGCTTACGAGCGTCATTAGCTTTTAGAGCCTTAAAATCATCACCAGTAATTTTATTTCTTGGTTCTGCAGCTTGTGCAATCTTCATTTGTTTTTTAGAATATCCTGGCATTACTTATATCCTCCGCCTTTTTTCTTATATTCACGTGCAAGCATTTGTGCTTTACGCGCACTCCATACACCACGTGGACCGCCTTTACTACCTGCTTTTATTTTATTAAACAAGTTTTTACGCATTGTAGGCTTAGTGTAGTTACCTGCTTTATTTACTGTACTTTTTTTACCTCTAGCCATGTAAACTCCTTACCATTTTTCTTTGTTAGCCCAATATGCTGCAGACATTTTGCCCTTAGCAATGTTTTTAGCGTGTCTAGCTTTAAAAGATTTTCTTCTATTTTTTTGTCTTTGAGACTCGCCCTTCTTAGGTTTACCAGCGGTTCTTACACCTTGCTGACCAAATCTTATAGTTTTAACCTTGTTACCTTCTTTAGCAACAACAATGTGAGATTTTTTAGGATGATTAGGAGTACGTTTAGGTTTGTTATAACCACTGACTCCAGCTCGTCTTAGTCTTGCATCTCTAGTTTTCATGCTTGTCCACCTTCTGTTTCGCTGCCATAAATATACAAAATATTATCTTCCAAATCAAACTCTGATTTACAAGCTGGACATTTCCAAGACTCTATCTCACCATTTTCTTCAATAACGCCTATTCTTTTGCTAGCGTTTTCATCATAATATAAATTTTTTTCACATACAGGGCAAGGGTCTATCTTGTTAGATATTTCACTCTTTTTCTTTATGTGCAAGTACTTTGGTTTCGCCACCTTTAATAGCCTCCAGTTGTTCAGGGCTAAAACCAGCCCATACAGTTAACTCTTCACGTTTCTTTTCAGTTTCAAATAAACCAGACATCTTAGCTAAAGCGTCTAGACTTCTAAGTCTGTCTTGGTCTCTTTCAGAAACATCTGCTATATCTTTATACTTTTGTATAATATACTCTGGCGTTACACCTTCTTCTTTTAAGATTAAGGATATTTCTTCTTTTACCATTTGCATTACCTTTTTTTGTTGTAGTAATTTGTTAGCCGCATTGCGGATATACTGTGTATCGTTTGCTTTTGGGTAGACACGTCTGTATGCTTCTTCCATATCTATGCCTGCCGCTACATATTTAGCAAATAATAGCTTTTTAGATGACAATTTAGTAGAACGTATTTTATTTATTGACTCATAATTGCCAGAAAACGTGTAAATATTTTCTGCAATACCATTTTCGCCTAATATTTTAGCATTTTTTTGCTTACAGACAAAACTACCACATATAGTGCGCACACATTTGCGTTTTTCTTTAGAGTTTGGCACTGTAATGTAGTATACTTTAAGTATTTGCACTACATAATGGTCATCTGTGTAAACCCAGTCACCTTCATTAGCTTCACGCCAGTTATTTTTAGGAGTTAATGCGCCTTGAAAGGCCTTGAACTCATCATAACTATCATAAAGTC